AGTCTTTATACTTATTTAGATCTACTTGTGTCAATTTAGCCTCTTAATCTTCTTGTCCAATATAAACATCTTCTGGTTTTTCTTCTGAATATGCTAGTACACTTTCTGCTTCGATCATACGTATGTCAAATGTACCATGTTCATTTTCAATCTCTATAGCTCTAGTCCAACGACCATGTTCAACTAATATCCAATGATTAACTTCGTAGTCATCATTGTTGTCTGGGCCTTTAGCATACACTCTACCCCAACGAGGATAGATACCTCTAGTTTTTCCGTTATCGTCTGAGATAATTAAACCACTTTTTGTTTTTTGTTCACCAAAGTGCATGTCTGTTACCAACACTCTATTTTTTATTGGTCTTACATCAGCTTTGATGGTATTAAGATTCATTGCCATTTATTCACCTTTTTGCACAAAGTTACCGTCATCATCTTCTACCCAATCTTCTTCAGTTGCAACTTCTAAAGGATCTTGAGCAGGTTCTTCTTTTACTTTTCTACTTACTGCTTGTTCTTCAGGAACACCAGGATTAGATGCATAGTAGTCTTTTAAAACTTGTTCTCTAGTGCGGATTATTTTTCCACCTGCACCAAGTTCATCTCCTCTTGCATTTACCTTTGCGTTTCCAACAGCAGGAGTAAGTTCATTTTTTTGGCGAAGTAAATCCATATCTATTGATTTACCTTGCATACTTTTATAGACTTTACGTCCTGTTTGTTTCATTGGCATAATTATACCTCCTAATTGTTATATGCTTACTTATCTCAAGAACTCACGCCAATCCAGGTCATATTGGATTGAATTAATTCTATGTACACCTATCAAATACAGCACATAACTAGCAACACTTGATCCACGTCCTACACCCCATACAATGTTATTCTCACGCATAAAGTCTACAAGATAGATCATGTAACGTAGTAAGTTAGTCATGCCTCGTACTTTAAATTGCGCAAGTTCTTCTTCAACTCTTTCTAATTCTGCTAAATCATCACCTGCTTTGTTCATTACATAATCGTAAACATTTAGTGTTTTATATTCATCGGGCATAAACCATTCACCTTGACATACACCGTCAAAAGTCTTTTGATCTACATCCAATGGAATATACTTTTGCAATGGATTCATACCTTGTTCTTCCATTGCTGTATTAAAACGGTCTACGTCATCACTTGGATCACACAATACAACGTGTACCTTATCCACATGACCACTGTAAATTATATCGATTAGATCTTTATTAGAAAATCGTGGTATTCCTAGAGAGTCTGTTTTCATAAGCATTAATATATATTAACTGATATTAATAAGATTGTCAAGATCATTTTCATCAGAATCTGATTTTATTTGAGATTTTTGTATTCTGACTCTTTGTTCTTCTTTGAGCTGGTCTAAGATCATTATCATTTGACCTTGAACTTGTGGATTACGTGTTTTCCAGTATTTGTGAGATAGCTCGGATATTTTTTCGTTTAACTCTGTATCAGTCAAATCCGTAAAATCATCAATTAATGGATGCATTAACTAAAATTACCTACGTAATGTGCATACACAACTAATCCATTATCCTGTGTCCAAAATTCTAGAATATGTGGATTGGTTGAACTTGTTGCGGTTACGGTAACACTGGTAGAGTTTGTAGAAGTCCAGCTACTTGAACTATCGTTTTTCATTCCGGTTGCACCAATAGTCACTGCTCTTGAACTACCGTCGCTAGTAACAGCTAATCTCATTTTACCTAGTTTTCCACTAGCGGGCCAATCTGTTAAACTTAAAGTAATATCTGCACCTGCCTGTACAGTTTGATAATGTCCGTTTGTCCAATTAATATTCTGGTTTAGTGCTACATTTCCGATATTATAGACTTCTTCAACATTTGCTCTAAAGTTAGCATCTTGGATGTAGAAACCATTCCAGTCACCTCCAACAACACTGCCACTTTCTTCGATAGCACTGGCTGCAACACCTGCTGTTTTATTCTGTAGGGCTGTTATTTCTGTTGCTGCAGTTGACAAACTGTTTTTAATTGTTGAAAAATTATCTCTAAAACCCTGACTGTCATTGTCTTGACCTGCTATAGGGTAAAGAGCGTCTATGTCTGCACTGTTAATATTACTTGCCATTTTTTATGTCTCCGTATTATTTATCGTTATTAAACATTGATTTTGTAATTTTGAAATACTATATACTGTTCGTTAGAGTTTCCTGTAGTACTATCTATTACTACTCTATCAATATCAAAGTCAAACTGGTTAAATTTAATACCTCTACTGTCAAGAGCAGTTTTAATTGTTTGGCTAGTTCCAGGTTTACAATAACATAACGGCACTGCTTTTGTATATCCTGGTATTGCTATGCTTCCTGGTTGAGAAGTTCGCATCCATAAAGGTAAGAAATTTATTTCAGTTTCGCCTATTAATCTAAGAGCATTTCTTACATGAGAGATATTACTTATATAACGTATTTGATCATTAGCGCCATCCACTGTAATTGCGTCACTGTCAATTTTTAGTGTGTTTTCGGGAACTGGACGGAATCTATATGGTTCAAAATTACCAATAATTATAGTTGTTTCAAGATCAACTCCATCCCTTACACCAATTGGGGCATATCCTCTAGTTTGCACAGACAGTGTGCCTGTCCTTGTTGTTACTTCCAATGATGGTAATAAACTATATTCTACATCTCCAAATCTACGAGTATTAATAATAATTTTACTAGGATCAAAATTATCTGCACTATCCCCCGGTACATTATATCTAACAGTATTGGCTAGATTTTTTCTATCATTTCTAATTTTGAATTGTGTTCTTACATCACCTGTATCACTGTCAGCAGGGTCTATAACCTCAACATACACTATTTCATAAACAACATCTTGTGATCCTGGATTTTTTGCTACTGCTGTTTTAATTTCTCCAAGTTTATATTTTTTCCTTTTGATATTTTTGGCAAAGGCACTCACATAATATTCTGCTGTTTTTGTTTCTATGCCTGAGTATAACAGCATTTGCATTTGCTTTTGTAAACCAAAATTAGAATCGTTAGGTCTATAAATGAAATCACTATCAAATAAACTAGTATCACTTATAATATCTTCATAAACCAATCTTTGACTTTGTTTTAATAATGGACGCATATATAAATTACTATAAAGTTTATCATCTGGATCAGTAACGCTTAGATTAAATGTTCTGGTTATTGCACTGTACCCAAATTGATCACGTGCTTTTACAGTAAATGTAAAGTCTCTATCAATTGTAGTAGTGTTTGCATCAAGTTTTAGATTTTGGCTATCAAATACTGTTATGCCAGGATTTTCTGCTGTACCAAAACTATTTATTTTTCCAATAATTTCTCCATCATAACTTAACCTAAGTCCCGGCGGCAAACTCCCACTTTCTAGTGTGTACAAAAGCATTGCCCTTGGTACATTGGTTGTAGCACTAACACTAAGTGTACTGATGTAGTTAGAACTAATAGTTCCTAAATTACTAGCAGTATTCCAACTTATTGTGCTGTCAACTTCACCTAGAAGTTTTACTGAAAATGTTTTTGCTTTGCGTGATTCTTCAGGTTCGGTAATTTCTATTGTTCCTAAATTTATAGTGTCGCCTGCTTCAATTTTTTCTGTAAGAGCTTGATCTAAAGTAATAGTATCAAAATCTAAATTACTTTCTGCATCAATTGCTGTTACACCATATGTGTTTTGATTAAGAGTAAATTGCTGACCTACAGCATAACTTGAAAATGTATTAAGTTTGTTTATTTTAATTGTTGTAGAACCTATTTCTGCTGCATAAAAGGCAAATGTTGTAAGACTAACGGTGTCAAGATCAACTGCATATCTAATTGCCTCAACAGTGAATTTATATTCTCTAGTTACGGCAGGTTGGTAGGGAACTTGTCCTGCAATTTCTCCTGTTGAACTATCTAGTGAAAGTCCTGGCGGAATAACGCTTTCAGTGTCGTCATCATTTTTTGATTTTAATTCATATGTTATTATTCCATCAATAGTGTTTGGATCTATTACATCTAAGTATAATGTAACATAATTATTTGCACGTCTGAATCCTAGGTCTGCAGGAGTAAGCCAAATAGGAACTCTGACATTTGTATTGTCTGCTGTAAAAATTCCATTAGCAACTTGCATAAGTGTGTTGTCTGCCTTTAAGAAATCATCTCCGACAACATAAATTCTAAAAGTTCTATCTGCAACACTGTCTCCATCAGTCACTGTTACAGTAAATTCATAATTGCGATTTAATTTTCTTGGTGATTTAGTAGGAACAAAAACATCATATATTGATGTATCATAATAGAAACTATCATAACCATTTGCTGATCTAGCTGCAAAATCATAAGGAAATGATCCATAAAAAGTTTCATCGTATCTACCTTCATTTGCTCCTTTTTCTAGAGCTAGTATAGGATCTACAATGCCTACCAGTCTTCCGTCAGTTGTTAATTGAATACCTGGTGGTAGTTCTCCGTTACCTTCCTTAATGTAGTACTCTAAAATCTCTCCTGCAAGTACATCAGGATCATCAGCAAGAAGTTGAAAATCTAATGGCGCACTATCTAAAATATAATAGGTATTGTTTGGACCTACAGGAAGACTTCCTTCTTCAGTTATCCAGTTTGGTTCATCTGGACCTTGGACCAATACTTTTAATGTTCTGTCTGATATGTTGCCATTTAATGTTGCTCTAACCACAAAAGAATATTGTGTATTAATGCGAACTTCATAAGGAGTTCCTACTAGTTGGTATCCGCTTAATCTCATACCAGCAGGTACGGACCCGCTTATTATTTGAAGTGTCAATCCACTAGTTTCTAGAGGAAGATAATCACTGTCAACAGGTAAGTTTATAACTGTTGTCTGTGATTCTTGAATATCAGCTATTTGTGTACCGGTTTGTACTGTCCATATATTAGACATTCTTCAACTCCTTTAGTATATTTATCGGAGTTATACTACAGCACCTAGGTCGACTTCTGTTGCGTTTGGAACTGTGATAGAGCCAAAATCAACATCTGTATTTGCTATAAACCAATCTGAAAAACTAGTCGCTGTTGGAATAATTGCACCAAAGTCAAATCCAAAAATAAAATTGTTTAACTCCCTTACATCAATACCATGTACTAAACCTGTTAAATCACCTAAAAGTGAGTTTGCAGAAATTGTTCCTGCTTGTGTAATATTAAATGCATTGGCATTTAAACTTCCACTAAGAGTAGGATTTGTATCAAGCGCGACTAAACCGTTTCCATCTATGTCAATAAAAATATCTTCTGACGTGACCCTAGTAGATGTATTTGTGCCACCTTGTATTCTTACAGTTTGATTACCTGACGGAATTACAACGCTACCGCTGTCTGTTACCATTATTAATTGTTTTAGAGCAGGATCACCGGTAATTGTTACACTGTTACCTCCTGCACTTAAACTTATATTAGAACCAGCAACAAGACTTTTGAATTGTAGAGTGTTATCACTTTTTTGTGCAAATAATCCAGATCCTGTGCCAAGGTTTTCTGCATCACTACCATCAGCAGCAATTACCCTAGTATCAAGTTCAGAAAAATTACTGTTGACTTTTGCAAACGCTTCACGAAGATCATCACCTGTACCATCGTTTGCTATGTTACCTATGTTAATTGTTTGTATGGACATTTATTTCTCCGTTATAAGTTTGCCAGCACCCATGCTTTAAATGCCGCATAGTCTCCAGCACCATCTTGTAGTGCAGTTTTCAAATCTGCTATTTTTACATAACCAGGAATTTCACCATTAACACCGTCAACAAGTAATGTCGAGTCATCAGCAAAAACACTTCCCTTCACATCGCCAGTGTGTAAACCCACAGTCGGCCCAGTGAATGTATCTCCTTGTTCGACAACATTTTCAGCTCCTGTAAGTTCACTTAAATCTACTCTTTCATTGCGCCAGGCTCCTGAACTGTATTTTAAAATATCGTTGGTTTGATCTCCTGTAAAGATAACATCGTTTAATTCTTCAATATTTTTTGATGTTAGATCTACAGACGATAAAATATTACCCGGTTCATATCTTCCTAGTATAGCATCATATATTAACGCTTGTCCATCTGCAGGCGAAGTTGTACCTACATTTGCAAGGTCTTGAATACTTCCAGGTATACTTGGTTTACCTGTGAGTGAACTATATTGGCCATCAAATAGCGTAGGCTTGTTTGTTATATCATTGTAATCTGCTGTAAAGGCAACAGTTGCTAATGGATTGCTGTTAATAGTTACTGATGCTGTATCAACAACTAAACTGGCTACTGTAAGTGTTCCGCTTGCTGTTATGTCCACAGCATTAACTATATTGTTACCACTTAGATTTAAACTATCTCCAGATGGTATTTCTTTAATTTTATTATTGTCTGATGTATCAACTACTAGTGGATATCTAACTGCCATTTTGTTTTCCTATTACATACATATTTAGTGTAGATCTGCCCAACCTGCAACACTATCGTTGTTTGCATCAGCGGCATATCCTTGAAACTTTCCTGTGGTTGTGTTATAAACCATTAAACCTTCTTCTGGTGTAAGTGCATCTATTTGTGCTTGAGTTAACATTGGTGCTTTAAAACTTGAAGGCTCGGTTGGCCCAACAATTTTTGCAGCAACACCATCTACTAAAAGAGTTGAATCATCTGCAAACAATGTACCTGTAACGTCTGCATCTACTTTGATACTTGCACCGTTGACAACTAAATTACCATCTGCATCTGCTTGAAGTCTTGCATTACCAAGATATATAAAATCTCTTACATACAAATCAGTCCACTGCTTACTTGCA